AGTGGGAACCTTGCAAACCAGCTTATCGGGGGAACGAGCGCGCCGGAATATATCAAGGCTGCGGCATATTTCGCCCAAAATCCATGTCCGAGTCAGGTGGCGATTGGCGTGATGCTGGTTACCACTGCGGCTTCATTTGAATCAACCGGGGCACTAACCGGCGGGTCTATATCCGTTACTATCGGAGGTCAAACATTTACACAAGCATATGTCCCGGCTGCGGGGCTAACGGCATGGCAAAACACGTTGACAGCGCTTCAGAATCAGGTTAATGCCGTTTGGGGAGAACCTGGGGGAGGCTTCGGGTTCTTTTATGTTTACGAAGGGCAGCCGCTAATTACCATAAGTGTAACCCCTACATCAGCATCCGGGCCACTTCCTCTAATAGTCAATGTTGCCAATGCAATTGCTGGAACAATATCCTCGCCAACCTACAGCTACACAGGGGGAATTGAAACCGTACTTGTCGCTCTTCAGGCCTGCCAACTTTCCAATCCTTCGTGGTACGGCGTGGTGCTTGCCCTCGCATCTCCGACCAACCAGAACTGGAAAGACCTGGCGGCTTTCTGCCAGTCAACACCGATGAAGATTTGCGCGATTGCGACGAACGACCCTGCGGCCATAAACGTAGCGGCGGCCACGGACATCGGATATGGCGCTGCTTCGCTTCCATCAACTGGCAACTCAACCGGATCGGAAATCAGTCTCGCCGCTTACATGAATGTCATGGGGTACACCAAGACAATCGTAATTTACAGCGACGATGAATCGGGCGCGGCGGATGCGGCATTGTTCGGCGCGATTCTCTGGCGGACGCCGGGAAGCTATACGGCGATGTTCAAACAACTTGCCGGCATTGCAACCGATAATCTCAGCGCAACGCAGGAAGTCAATGCACACGGGACACCGGGTGTTGCGCCTATCGCCCCTAATGGCAAGTGCCTGAATACCTATGAGAACGTCGGCGGCGTTCCCATGGTATCGCTGGGACAGGTCGCAAGCGGCGAATGGATTGACGTTATGATCTTCATCGACTGGCTTACGGCGGCAATTTCGACATCGGTATTTTCGACGCTCGCCAATGCGCCGGGAAAAGTGCCTTTCGATGAAACAGGCCTTGTAACGGTGGAGAATGCCATACGACAGCCTCTAAATCAAGGCATCGTCAATGGCGGTATCAGCCCGACCGCGTGGGATAACAACACGAATCCGCCAACGCAGATCGGCGGATATTACTTCCTGATCCCGGAATTTTCCAGTATTCCGTCGTCTCAGATTGCCGCACGGACGCTGCTCAACATGAACTTTCTCGCGTTTCTTGCCGGGGCGATCCAGTTTGTCGGCGTCCAGGGGAATTTGACATATCCTAATGCGTAAAATACGTCACCTATTTAAAGGAGCATTAAAATGAACATACCGGTAACCTATGATCCAAAGCGCGTGATCATGGTCGTTGGTGCGGCCATTCTCTCCGGCTATGCGGAGGGAACATTCATCACGGCGGCCCGTCACGTCGATCTTTTCACCCTGAAGGTAGGAAATGACGGCTATCCAGTGCGGAGCAAGTCATCGAATATAAGCGGTGAAATGACAATCACGCTTCAGCAAACGAGCCCCAGCAATTCCGTTTTGGCCGCCTACTATGCGCTCGATGAAGCCATGAGCCTGGGCGTAGTGCCGGTGATCGTAAAAGATTTATCCAGCGGCACGGCCTTGGCAACGGCCCCGGCTGCGTGGGTACGGCGCATCCCGAACTTCGACCGCGAAGCGAAGGACAAAGATATTGCGTGGATGTTCGATTGCGCGCAGATTTACATTACGCCACTTTAATCATAACGGCATTTTAACCGGGAGGTAAATCATGCCAGTTGAAACGAAAGAAAGGGTTATCGACGGCCATACCGTCATGGTAACCCAGTACCCCGCTGTAATGGCGGTGAACATGCAGGCGCGGCTCCTGAAGTTTTTGGGTGAGGGATTGGTGACGCTCCTCATGGCGGACAAGAGCGATGCCGCTCCGCGCATTGAACTTGCGCTCATCGGACTTTTCAATAAGCTCGATCCCAAAGACATGCAGTCTCTAATTTCCGATTTGTTTTCTTGTACCCGTGTTTCGGGAACGGCCAATGGACAGGGTTACAACGTAGAAGCGAATGGGTCGGGATTTGAAATAGCCTTTGCCGGAAAACTCCTTTTCATGTACAAGTGCCTGTGGTTTGTCCTGGAGGCGAATTACAGTGATTTTTTGGCATTGGGGGACATGGCGAAAAATTATGGCGCGATGTTCCTGACCGTACTTCAGACAATGCTAACGCCGGAAAAATCAGGCGAATCATCGACAGCCTTGAACCCGGATTCGCCGGTCGCGCAAAGCTCTGGCGACTCGTCCGCGAAAGGGTAGCAAGCTGGACCGAGCTTCAAACGACATGGAGCATACAGGACGTTGAGGAAGCGAATGCAACACTTGATATAAGTAAACGCCTTAAACAGCTTTATATAGAGGGTGAACAGAGGCCGGGATGATAATTCGTGAGCTTGTAAATAAAGTAAGCTTCAAAATAGACCAGGCCGCCCGGCGTCTCGCAGAAGAAGAGACGCAGCAGACTTTCAAAGGCATGGCGTCTTTCGGCAGCGCGATAATGGGTTCTCTCGGAACCCTCGCTATCGGCTCTTTTTTCCGTGATGCCGAAGCGCGCTACACCGACCTTCGGCAGGCGCAAGCGCTCACCGCTCAAAGTTTACAGAATGTAGGCAAGCAATCCGGCAAAACGATGGCGGATATTGCCCGCGATGCGAAGGAAATGACGCGGGGGACGCTGGTTACGTCCACGCAATTCACCCGCGATATTGCGAATAATCTTCTTGTTTTTGGCGGGGCGCATGGGGCGATCTTCGATAGGGCGGCGAAAGACGCAATCGACTTAGGGCAAAAAATGGGTTCTCTCTCCGGGGCGGCAAACGCTCTCGGCATGGCGATGGAGCACCCGGAAATAGGCATGATGCGCTTACGTCGCGCTCAGATTCTTTTTACTAAAGAGCAACAGGATACGATAAAACAGATGGTCGTTTCCAACCGTGTCGATGAAGCCCGCGCTTATATTTTGAGCGTAGTGGAAAGCCATGTAAACGGATTGGCAAAAGCGGCATATACCGGGGCTGATGCGTGGACGCGACAGAAGAAAGCAGCGGATGAAGCGAAAATCAGCCTTGGTGAAGCCTTGACGCCGGTATCGGAAAAACTTGCGAACGTAGTGACGAAGTTTACGCAATGGTACACAGACAGTGGAAAGGGTGTAAAGGAGCTTACTTTGATAGTCGGCGGACTTGGAGCGGCATTTGCTGCCTTGGGTCCGGTTCTTTTTGGGCTTAAACAATTTATAGGACCGTTAGCCGCGACACTGAAATTTATTGCTGGTGTTTTGCGCTTTATTATTCCGGCAGCCGGAACAGTTGGAGAAACGGCGGCTGGAATCAGTGGTATTGGAGCGGGTGCGGCAACCGCAGCGACAATAACGGGCGGTGCAGGGCTTGCGGCATTGGCGGCATACGTTGCACGGGATATGTACAAGCGTAACCTTGAATATGATCGCGAGGTTGGGCCGATGCTTGCAAAAGCAAACGCTATGACTCAGCATAACACCTATAATGTTACGGTAAATCATTCTTCAAATGGTCCATTAACTGACGCAGAAGCAAAGCGTATGGCAAAGGCGATAGATGATCGACTAACTATGCACACGCGAAATGCGGTATCCAACTTCCTGCAACCAGCATATCCGCAATGATCTATAATCTTCTAATAAATCCGAAAGTGCAAGGCGAAATCGACACCATCATGCTCGATGCCGTGCTTGAGGAGCACCATGATATAACAAATCAGGTGACGGAGTTCCCGGTCGAGGACGGATATAATATCAGCGACCACGTAATACCGAAACCGATGGAACTGCGTTTACAGGCGACTATTACCAACTCCCCAATGCTTGAACAGATCGACCAGCATGCGCTTGCGAAGCAAAACGCTCTTATTCATCAATACGCCCCGCAACTGGCGGGGGTTTCCGGCACATCAGGAACATCGGGGCAAACCGGCGACAGGGTGATGGATGCGTACTCCGAGTTGTGTATTCTTGCGGGTTTCCCGGCCCCGGCGACCAAGGACCAGAATGCGCCGATAGCGCCTACCTTGATTACGGTTACGACGGGCTTCAGGGTCTATACGCAAATGATAATCTCCCGCCTCTCTGTTCCGAGACGCGCTGAAGACGGAGATTCTATAACTTTTGAAATAGAGTTTAAGCGGGTAAGAATTGTCAATACGCAAACATCACCGGTATCGAATGCCAGTGAACTTAATGGTATAGCGCCGAACGTGAATCACCAGGCGGCAGTCCCGGTCAAAATAAATAATACTCAAAATAGCATAGCGACGATTACGGCAAGTGATATTAAACCTTCCTATGCTCCTTCGGATGCTACAAGTTTTGGAAGCGATTTAACGAAAACCTATCAAGCGAATCCCGGAGCATTTACCAATTCAAGCAATTCGATGTCAGTATTCAATGCATGGTACAATGGCGGGAATGCGCAAGCGGCGACGTACTCGGTGCCGTGTTTCCAAGTCGCTCCTGCCGGGCCAACGATTGGGGCGACGCCATGACCGTCCTAAAGGCCGTTTCCCAGGACTGTTACGTTCAGCAACTTGTCATTGACAATATTTTTTATAATCTTACCTTGACATGGAATAGCCGAGGGAATTTCTGGTTTATGGACATCACGGACCAGAACGATGATCCTATTCAAAACGGCATTCCACTGGTAATCGGCTATAATATGTTTGCTCCATATCCTGACGTTGGATTGCCAACAAGCGGGCAAATGCTGTGTATTGATACGACAGATACTGGCATTCCAATAGGGCATGACGACATTGTAAATGGAAGAATTATTTTAGGATACTTTATACTACCATGAACATACCTTCAAACATACCTCAATGGATGCGCCAGTGCTCTGCGCTTATAGGATCGCCGGGCCATGATGGCATTCTCATTCAAAACCTGAGAATGACTTTTGACATAAAGAAGACATCGACAAGTGATTACAATACCGGGAAAATAGAGATTTACAACCTGAATAAAAATAACAGGCAAGCCGTAAACGATACCGACATGACCGTGACCGTGACGGCTGGCTACCAGGGAAATGTCGGAACGCTCTATATCGGCGACATTACGTTTGCCAACTCCCAAATCAAACGCCCGGAAACGGTTCTCACCATTGAATCGAACGACGGACACCGAACAGTGCATCAATTGAAATTTCCTTGCAGCTATGGCGCTGGAATATCAGGGAAACAGATCATAAAAGACATCGTTAAGAAAAGCGGTATCGGCGTTAAAAATGTGAAATGGGAACAGTTACCTGATGCAAATTATATCCAAGGCTTCACCTATCGCGGCATGGCAAAACAGTTGCTTGATAACGTATGCGATTATATCGGCCTTGAATGGAGTATCCAGGACGGGCAATTTCAATTTCTGGTAAGCGGACACCCGAATCAGAACAAGGTTATCTCACTTACACCGGATACCGGGCTTATCGGATCGCCGCAAGGCATTGAGGACATCGGGCGCGAAATACTGCGTGATACAAAAGGCGCGCTGAAGATAGCGAAGCACAATTTCAAGGCTTTCCAGAAGACAAAGCAGCGCCGCCTCGCTTCCCATGGCTTACGGGTTGAATCACTTTTGATACCGAGCGCGGAACCGGGCGGCGTGGTCGAGGTTACGAGTGAGGAATACGATACCGCGCTCTGGCGCATTATCGACGTCCATCACACCGGCGATACGCATGGCGACGACTGGAAAACCACCTTAACCTGCATGAGCTATGATACGTCATGGACTCCGAGTAAGGGCAATACGCAGCACGTAGAGGGAGGCGGCGTAACCGCTCCTGAAGACAGTCTTGATGATGCAGATTATCCATCAGATGGGACGAACGGATAATGCCGAAGATACCATTAACTCCGACCCTGGCGAACCTGCTTGAAATAGCGTTCAGCACATTGCGGCGCGGTATCTGGACAGCGTTACCCGGAATCATCGAAAGCTATGATGGTGTGCGGGCTTCCGTACTTCCGTCAATCCTTGAAATAGCAGGAGACGGCGATACCCTTGCAAACCAGGTTATTTCTAACGTGCCGGTAATATGGCCTGGATCATCCCAAGGGTCCGCGAGCCTACCACTGAATAAG